AATACGCCGTGAAGTCTGAGGTTTTCATCCCGGGCGCGACCGAGCCAAGCGATCCGTTCAAGGTCCGGACCGCTAAGATTTCCGCCACCAACGAAAAGCAAGACGTCGCATTGCTGGACGCCGAGTTTCCTCCCGCGGCCCATGGCATTGCCGAGGTAGCGCCCGCCCCGAAAAACGGAATGTTTGCGCAACATTCCGGACACATGTTTGGGCTTTGGTGGTCCTACACGGCTGGATACGTCTCCGCCATGCGGATGATGGATGGAATCACGGTCATCCAAGCGACCACCCCGATTCTCCCGGGGTCCTCGGGTGGCGGTCTTTTCGACGACAAGGGGCGCTTGCTAGGCATTGCTAGCCGAGGGAAAAACCCGCTGAATTTCTTTATTCCGGCGAGCGAAGTTGCGGAGCTTTTGAAGTGACCGCGACCGGAACATGGCAACTCTGCCATGCAAGTATGGAGGAGTTGCTGCAAACTCTTCCGGACAATTGCGCGGACGGGGTCTTATGTGATCCACCGTACGGGCTTTCGTTCCAAAACAAGAGGTGGGATTATGACGTTCCTTCAAAGGAACAATGGTCCCACCTCTTGCGCGTGCTGAAACCGGGGGCCCACGTGCTCGCGTTCGGCTCGCCGCGGACCTATCACCGGATCGCGGCGGGATTGGAGGACGGAGGCTTTGAAATCCGAGATTGTTTGGCTTGGTTATATGGCCAAGGCCAGCCTAAAAAGGTCCCGGAAGAGACCTTGGCTCCGGGTTTTTCTTCCGCTCTAAAGCCGTCGTATGAACCGATCGCGCTCGCGCGCAAGCCGTTTGTCGGAACTTTGAAAGACAATTTCCGACATTGGGGTACGGGAGCGCTCGCGATCGAGGCCTGTCGCCAGCGGGGTTGGCCCCCCAACGTGGCCTTGGATGAAATCGCGGCCGCATTGCTGGACGAATCCGTGGGTGAACGGCCGTCCACGTTGACCGGGCGAGCGGACCCGGACGAGGCGCACGATAACCCTGGCCACACCAACGGCTCGTCTTGGTTCGGCGGAGGGGATTCGCGGGTGTACGCGGACACTGGCGGACCAAGTAGGTTCTTTTATTGTTCGAAGGTCAACAGAAAAGAACGCGATTGGGGTTGTGACGATTTGCCCGTGCGCGGCGGGGGAGAGGCCACGGGCCGGAAAGAGGGCTCGGCCGGGACCAAGAACGCGCGCGCGGGCGCGGGCCGAACGGGCGGAGTCCGCAATTTCCACCCCACGCTAAAACCCGTTCGGTTACTTACATGGTTGGCCCAACTCATACAACCCCCTTCCCCAGAAAACCGGTTGCTGTTGGTTCCTTTCGCGGGCGCGGGGTCTGAAATGGCCGCGGGTTTGCGCGCCGGATGGGGGACGGTTCTCGGCATTGAAAGGGAATCGGATTATATTCCGATTGCTACACGTCGGATTCCTGCGCTTCTTACGTACTAAGGGATACCATGTACGATCAAATCCGAGGCTTTGCCTCCGTCATTCGCGCGATCCGTCGTGACGGGTGGGAGAACGTTGTTACGGGCCTCGGCACGTCCAGGGACAAGACCACTTACGGTTCCTTCCGGCCTGGTGTGAGGATCACGGATGCCGAGCTTTCTTGGATGTTTCACCACCATGCGTTGGCGAAGCGTATCGTTTCGTTGCGGGTGGATGAGACTTTCCGCATGGGTTTCCAGGTGGAAATCCCGGACTCGGACGTGGCCGAGGAAGTGAACGAGGAAATCAAGAAACGTGAAATCGTCCGCTACTTCCGGGAAGGCAAAATTTGGGGCCGCCTTTTTGGCGGGTGCCTGCTTATCGCTGGCATCGATGACGGTCGGGATATGTCCGAACCTTTGGAGGACGATGCTCCGATCCGATCTGTCCGGTATCTCACGCTTTTGGACAAGCGTTATTGCTACCCCGCGTCTCGGTACGAGGATCCGGAATCCCCCAAATACATGGAAGTGGAGACCTATCAGATCGTTACCCCTACCGGGTTGGTGCTATCGAAGGTCCACGAAACCCGAGTGATTCGCTTTGGCGGCGCGATGACGGACGTTCAGGAACGGGTTGCAAACAACGGTTGGGATATGCCGTATTTGCAACATGTGTATGAAGTCCTCCGGGATTTCGAGCATAACCAAAAATCCGTGGACCATCTCGTTTCGGACGCCAGCCAAGCGGTTATCAAAATCAAGGGTCTACTCGCCGCGCTCGCCACACCCAAGGGGGTGGAGGCCATGCAAACCCGTATGCAAATCGTGGACATGTGCCGAAGTGTGGCGCGAGCCCTTGTCCTAGACGCGGACGCTGGCGAGGATTTCAAGCGCGAACCCACCAACTTTTCCGGACTCCCCGAGATTCTGGACCGGAACATGATGCGGACCTCGTCCGCGGCGGAGACTCCGGTAACACTTCTTTTCGGTCGTTCGCCCGCTGGTATGAATGCCACCGGAGAGTCCGATATTCGTTGGTTTTACGACACAATCAAGGCCGAACAAACGAACGTGGTGGAACCCGATTTGCGCAAGGCAATCGGGTGGCTTCTCCGCGCACAAGACGGACCTACCGGTGGGAAGGTCCCCGAAAAGTGGAACATTTGTTTCCCCAGCTTGTGGCAACCCACACCGCTGGAAAAGGCGCAAACCGAGAAAGCCATTGCCGAACGGGACAAGATTTACATTGACGCCACTGTTTGGCACCCGGAAGAGGTGGCGCTTACCCGAGCGCGGAACGGCATGGACGCCCCCGTCGAAATTGACGAGGACATGCGTGAGATGATGCTTGAACACGAAAAGCAAATGGCGGCAAACCCTCCGCAACTTCTGGTGAACAATGGCGCGCCGAATCCCCTCCCGACAGAGACGCCGAATGGCGGCAACGAAACTCCAGCCGTCCCGACACGGGGAAGCGCAAATGCTCCGTCTCCTGACGGGAATCCTCAAGAGGACCCAAACACGAATCCTGGATATGGTGGATAAGAAGTTCCAGGATGTGGGGGCAACCGAGGGTTTCACGACAGAACATGTGACGCAAACAGCCCGGTTTGATGCCAGGAACAATCTGTCTTTGGACTTTGATTTGCTCCGAATTGAAGCCTTGAAAGACCTGCAAAGACAAGGCTTCAACGTTGCCGCTTTGCTGGAAAAGATTGCTGGCACGATTGTAAACGTCAACGCCAAAAACCTTACCGAGGTTTTGGGGGTCAACATTCGTGCTTCCACCGGCTTGGGCGCGAGCATCGACAGTTTCCGGGATCGGAATGTTCTCCTTATCAAGTCTTTGGTGGGGAAACAAATTGACGATGTGCGAGACGTCATGGAGAATGCCGAGACAACGGGTTTGCAGGTGAGCGAAATCCGGAAGCAAATCCAAGACCAATTCGGTGTGTCCAAGTCTAAGGCGGATCTCATCGCCCGCGATCAAACGTTGAAACTGAACGGGCAAATCACGCAAGCGCGCCAACGATTGGCCGGGGTCAACAAATACGTGTGGACCACGTCCGGTGACGAACGCGTCCGGGAGGAGCACGCCGCGTTGGAGGGCACGATCCAATCGTGGGACGCGCCGCCCGCGCCTGGCCATCCGGGCGAGGATTATCAATGCCGGTGTACGGCGTTTCCGCTTATTGAGGAATTCGACGGTCCCGACGCGCTATAATTGGCGTATGGCATTCCGTCTTGACTATGGCCGGCTTTCGAAAGCCGAGCGAACGCCGCAAGGTGGCCTCCGGGTCCCTGCGTTCGTTACACGGACGGGTGTTTTTTCCTACAAGACGGACGACGGCCGGACCGTTCGGGAACTTCGTCACCCGGACGAGGTTTTCAACGCGGACTCTTTGGCGACTTTGGAGGATTGCGTTCTTACTGACCTGCATCCTGGAAAAGTCACGTCCAAGGAATTCAAGCGACTTGCTATTGGTCACACTCGCGGCGCCGCGAAAGAGGACATTTTTGTCAAAGCCACCGTGGTAGTGCAAGATGCGGCTTCCGTGGAAGCGGTGGAGAAGGGGTCTCGTAAGGAGATTTCTTGTGGGTATTCCTGCGATATCGATCCAACCCCCGGCGAATACAACGGCGAAAAGTACGATTGTATCCAAACCAATATCCGTTACAACCACGTTGCCCTCGGTCCGGAGAATTGGGGCCGAGCCGGGAACCGGGTGGCCTTGCACCTTGATAGTGGCGATGCCGTAATGGATTGTGGTATTGTGGAGCGGGAAGATACTCCTACCCCGAGGCCTATCGTGGAACACGAGACCATCAACGGAATCCAATACAAGGTCGGTTCTCCGGAGCATATCCAAGCGCTTCGCCAGCGTGCGGATTCGGAGAAGTCCCGCGCGGATGCGGCCGAGGCAAAGGTCACGACCGAAAAGGCCCGGGCCGACAAGGCCGAGGGTGAGCGGGATTCGTTCAAGAACAAGCTTGCGGAGGTTTCCGATCCCAAGCGTTTTGACGATGCCGTCAACGCTCGGATTGATCTCCACGCCAAGGCCCGGAAGGTTCTCGGCAAGGATGCCGATTTTTCGGGCAAGTCGGACCGGGACGTTATGTCCGCGGTTGTGACCAAGGCGGATTCGTCGTTCAAGATGGATGACAAGACGTCTGACGATTACCTCCGGGGTCGTTTTGAGGCGGCGGTTTCGTCGCCTGCCGCGACGGACTCCGCGGCCCGCGTCCGGAAGGATGCGAAGACCGCGACCGAGACCCCTCCGCCTGCCGGTTCGTCCCCCGCCCAAAAGCGTGAGGACCAACGGAAGGCGAACGCAAACGCGTGGCAACAGCCGCTTTCGCTTTCGAAGCAAAAGTAACGGCCCCACCCCAACAGCCTTTTCCAGAACCTTCACTTAGGGAAACGACGATGTCTCAGACGACTTATAATCGCTCGCGCGCCAAGGCCGTTCCGGGTCTTATCTCGGAGGAGATGGACAACTTCGTTGTGTCCTATCCCGCGGCCGAGGATATCCCGCCGGGGCGTCTCGTCGTTCTCAACAGCGACGGGGCTTTGGAGCTTCCGCAAGACACGAGTTTTGCCAAGCCTGTTGGCGTGTCGGCGTTCTCGCCCACGAATCAGCAAGCCGCAATTCCCGCGGACGGCTTCCTGTACAAGGAAGGGGACATGGTCCCGGTCGTTCGCCGCGGCCGTGTGTGGGCCGAGGTCTCTTCCTCGTCCGAGCCCGAGGCGCTTGTGGAGGCGAACGTCAAGCATTCGTCCACCACGTCCACGCATCGCGGCAAGTTCACGACCAACGCGGTTTCCTCTTCCTCGGGTGCAGAGGTGGCGGACGCGGGCCCGGTTCTTTTCGTCATGAAGGAGTCCACCAGCCTTTGGCTTGTGGAGCTTGGTTTCCCCGGTAATTCGTCGGACGATGACGCTCGGCTGGACGCACTTGAGGCGACCGCGATCTACAAAAAGACCGTTACGGTTGCTTTCGACGACTTTACCGCTACGGCGGATGGTGCGGACGAGGATATCAACGTCGGTACGGCTCTCCCGGCGGGGGCGATGCTCCTCGCGTCCAAGTACGAAATCACGACCCCGTTCGTGGGTGCGGGTGTCGCAACTCTGACGATGAAAGTCGGTTTCTCGGGTGATACCGATGGTGTTACCGAAGCCGTCGACATTCTCGGAGACGCGGCCGCGGAATACCGCGGTACGCCCGGAACGGCCATGGGCGGACCGGCCGGGAGCAAGCAACTTGTCGCCAACTTCGATCCGGACAACGCGGGTGGGCTTGACGAGCTTACCGCCGGTTCCGTTACGATTACCGTTCTCTACACGGTGGCGTAATCACAATCCCCAAACTTAGCTTCCTTCCTTACCTTTCATAGAGGACCACGGCAATGGAATTCGATCTTGACAAGCCCCTTTCGGACCTGCGTTTTGACGCTTGGGCCAAGCGCATTGCGCCCGAGATTGGCATTGCCGATCGGGAGGACGCGAACGAGACGCTGTTTTTCGCTCGGCAACTTGAGTACGTCTATTCCCAGACGTATGACGTCAAGTATCCGGAATTCAAGGCGCGGCTTTTCATCCCCCTTGATTCTTCGGTCCCGACGGGTGCGGAGTCCTACACCTATCGCATGTTCGACGAAATCGCGATGGCCAAGATGATCGCGAATTACGCGGACGATCTTCCGGACGTTACGGCGTTCGGGACGGAGTTTACTGGGAAGTGTAAGAGCATGGGTAATGCCTACTCTTATTCGATCCAGGACATCCGCCGGGCGCAAATGGCGGGGATGCCGCTTGAGACCACGCTTGCCCGTGTGGCGCGGCGAGGTCATGAGGCGTTTCTTGACCAGATTGCGGCGTTCGGTCACGCGGCCACGGGCCTTGTTGGATTCCTCAACAACCCCAATATCACCCCGGTTTCCGTCATCACGGGAAACTGGGCCAGCGCCAACGCGGACCAAATCATCGCGGACCTTGACAAGCTCGTCAACTCGATCGTGACGAACACCAACGGTATCCACGTCCCGGATACGCTTCTCCTCCCGATCGCGCAATTCCTCCGCCTGAACAATCTTCAGAGGTCCGCAGCGTCGGATAAGACGGTTCTCCAGTGGTATCTTGAAAACAACCCGTTTATCAAGAACATCGACCACTGGTATCTTCTGGACCTCGCGGACGCGCAAGGCGACGGACCTCGAGCGGTCTGTTATCAGCGTTCGCCGGACGTCCTGCAACTCGTCGTCCCGCAGGAATTCGAGCAATTCCCGCCGCAGGCGAAAAACCTCGCGTTCTCGGTTCCGTGTCACTCCCGGTGCGGTGGCGTCAAGATGGTTTACCCGCTTGCCGTTGCCTACATGGACGGCATCTAAGCCGAGTTTGCATAGCAACATTCCCCAAAAACCCGGGGCCCTTCGGGGTAACCCGGGTTTTGAGTTTCTAACGAAAGGTAACCCAAATGCGTTTCAAGAATTGTCGCCCGTCACTTCTCGGACTTCCGGACGGTCGTTTCATCATGGCCGGGGCCGAGTTTGACATGGATCCGGAACACCTCAAAAACCCCGCGATGCAAAAGTGGGCTGCCGCGGGTTGGTTCAAACCGGCTGCGGAATCACCCTCGCCAGCGCCCCCGGCTTACGTCCACCCCAAGCGCCAGAAGAAAGTCGCGCCCGAGGCGGCCCCGGCCCTTGCTCCGGAGGCCTGGACACCCCCGGCGGACGCGGTGGCGGTCATCGTCGTGGGCTCCGGCGGGGGTGGCGGGGGTTCGCCCGCCCCGGATCCCAAGGCGGAGAAATTTGCGGCCATCGCCACGGCGGAAGCTGCGGACCTGTTGAAGTTCGCGGAAGGCGAATCGGACCCGGAAATCATGGACGCAATCAACGCACGTGCCCACCAACTTGTGGGACCGGCGTAATTGGAAGAGGTGGGCCGTGGAACTTGCAACCTTTCGCATCGCCTTTCCGGAGTTGAACACGGCTCCGGATGTTTTGGTCACGTACTTTCTTGGCGTGGCCGAGGGCGCGATTTCCGCCGATGTGTTCGGCGATCGTTTTGACGAGGCGCAAGGATATCTCACGGCCCACCTACTCGCCCTTTCCCCTTACGGGAAAAATGCCCGTCTACAATCGGAGAAGGGAACGACCACCTACGGGAAGCGGTTTGAGGAAATCCGGTTGGAAGTGACCCCCACTATCATGGTGATTTGATGGCCGCGGGGAAGCGACCCCGAGTCAAGGTCCAAATCAAGGATGTAGATAAGGGGTACAAGGATCTAATGCAACGGGTGGAGAACGCAAAAAGCGCGACTCTATCTATCGGAATCATGGCGGGCGAAGGAACCAAGACGCACACGGGTTCTCCCGGGTTGACGGTTTTGGAGATTGCCACGTTTCACGAATTTGGCATGGGCGTTCCGGAACGGTCGTTCATTAGAGGATGGTTCTACGCGTTCAAGGATCAAGCTCAAAAGTACATATCCACAATGATGCAATCGGTCATTGCAGGGAAACGCACCAAAGCGCAAGCGCTCCAATTGCTCGGTGTTCGGTTCGTGGGAGAATGCCAAAAATACCTAATCACGGCGCCGTTCGTGCCGCTCGCCCCTGCTACGATTAGACGGAAGGGATCTAGCATTCCTCTTGTGGACACGGGGCAACTAAAGTCCTCAATAACTTTCCGGATTGACACGTAATGGATTGGTCGACGGTCCGAGCCAAGATCCTTTCGGTGGTCGCCTCTTGCGTCCGGGTGGATACCTATTGGCGCGATCGGGAGCGGCCCTTTGTTCGCCCCATGGATTCCGCGTCACCCACGGGCGAGGCGGGTGTCACGTGCCTTTTGCACGTGATCTCCTCCATCGGCATCGGCGTGGACGAAATCAAGCAAAAGTATAACACCGGTACCGAGCTTATCGATTTGACCCAAACGGGGAATCGGCGTTTTACAGTGTCGGTGTTGGTGGAGTCTTACAACCAAGCGGACGCCAAGACGGCTCACGAATATATCGAGCGTTTGCGGTCTTGCCTGGAAAGGTCGCAAATCAAGGATCTACTGAGAGAAGCGAATTTGACAATTCTCCCGCTTCCCGCGTCTGTTGACCTTTCCGACTTTAGGGACGATAGAGCGGTTTCCGTGGCTTCCTTGGATTTGCCCTTTTTGTTTCTTTCGACGGAAACGAAGGATGACGGGCCCGGACTTGAGTCCATCGGTTGGATCGAGCATGTGTATGGGAATCATGCGGACGAGGATTTGCCGGGCGTCCCGGATGCCGAGGATCCTGCGGACCCCGCGTGGAAACCTCCGCAATGGGAGGAAGACACATGACCAAAGAACTTGATCGCATGATTCGCATCGCCACTTTGGTGGGCGGCGCTAATTTGCCGGATGCAAAACCTTGGAATCCGAAAAACGCGCGCGGCATCGTGCTCGCTCCGTTGTGTTTCATTCTCGGAAAGAAGGGCGCAAACGGTCAAGGGGTCGCGACGCTCCAACCCACCGATCCATCCCCCGCAGCGCCGTTGCAGGGTCTCAAGTGGCTTTTGCCAAA